CATCAATCGCGCTACGAATCGCCGCAAGGAGAGACTGCTGTGCAAATTGCATAGCAGTCGGCTCAATTGCGATGATTCGAGGTGTCTTGAGCGTCTTAGGCACTGTAATAACCCTAACGGGTGTTTCAGCGCCGGGTTCGGTGAAGACAAGCTCCTTACCTAAGTCGTCACGGAAGTGACAATTTGGGATAAGAAACTCTTGAGCGGGAAAAACCCGCTCAAGACGAGTAGGCCAAGATCGCAGACGCCACTTACCATTGCTGGTAAGCTTGTCTGCGACAGCGCCTGGCCCATGCTTTCCTTTGAGCCTTCCCCAATAGACATCTCTGTCTACTTTGGAGAAGAGCTCAGAGAAGAGCAAGTCAGAAATGCGCTTGAAATCAGTGAGATACTGAGTATCAAGCAAAGAGTCTGACTCCTTGACTTCACGCTCACACTGAATGTATTCCGACATCGCTCGCTTCTCGCGTGCAGGGCTTACAACCCTGCTAGTGATCCCTTCACGGGGGTCACTCGGGAGGGCGATCTTGCTGAACATCAACGTTAGTTGACGCAAAGCGAAGATTGCTTCGATGTCAGGTTCACTCAGCAGCACGCCACTGTGTAGATCGAACACACGTTCAAGGAAACCCTTCAGGAATGAAGGGAGACCAGTACGAGTGCCCCGCTTAAAGGCAGGGCAGTCCGAAGGAACGACGTGACCTTGGTCCAGCCATTTTTGGATGGCCTTACCAAAGTCCGCCAGGGTAATCGCTAGAAACGACAACCCCTCGTGTTCAGATCGACTCACGACAGTGTTTATGTCGCGAGTGGCGCTGGTGCAACATCGTACAGCCATTTCATTAGCTGTACAGGACCAGAGTGAGATCAGGCTTTTCAGAGTCCCTCCTATCTTGTAGAAGGTGTTCTCATCCTCAGCCTATCTCATACAGGAGCATACAAGTATGCCCCCGTTGTTCACAGTCTTCTACTCTCCTGTCAAAAACAGGATCTGAAGAAGGCCTCACTGATGACGTAGAGCGCTACGATAACTACATCAGAGACCACGACCACTTTACGTGTCGCGATCTGATTGACGTGGATATCCGTAGCTCGACGGCCGATTTGGTTTTTTCGGGCGTCGTAGGGATCGAGCGGACCGACC